CAACCCGCTAAATCCACAAAATATCTGTGGTTTTTATTGTGTAGTATTTGTTCAGATTATGCCTTGCCGAAAAAGGAGGTTTTCTTGCCGTGTGTGGATTGGCTTTCTCGGTGGGATAACTTTGCGGAGGATACCCCAACATTCCCACACAGGGCAACGTGGCGGGCGTGTTGCCCGTCCGTTGATTTCCGCCTGGGTTTATCTCCAGGCTGCATTTCCCTCAAGGTTCTTGGTCATGAAATTTCTGCAGGTTTCAAACTCACTGCCGACCATGCCCAATCTCATCAGCCATGTTCTCATTGCAAATTTCGGATTTTCGGTCTGCTGTGGCTTGGGGCTTGCTGTTCTCAGGTCTTTTGCCATCTGACTTAATGCAAGGCAAAGCTGTATGTAGCTTTTAAGCTGTCCTGCGTGAAGTCCGTTTTTCTTTTCTTCCGTTGGCTTGTCAAACTGGAAAAGTCTGAATTCAACCGTGCCTTTTGTAAATGTTGCGTGGAGGTTCAGCATATGGTATCTGCTGTCGTTGTAATGCTGTGTCCTGCCGTAGTTTGCACCGTTTGAAGTGTACCAGATGTCTGCAAGCTGTGCCATTGTTGTTGGTTTCTTTTTGTTTACCTGCTCGATGAAATTCGGGTTTACCGTTCTGCAGTATCTGTTCATTCTGCCCTGGTCGATTTTCAGAGCGTCTGCAATCAGTCTTTCGTGGCTTGCCATAAGGTTTGCAAGTGTTCTGAGGCTCTGTGGTGTGTGGCCGTTTGCTCCGATGTGAATGTGAACCCCTGCACCAATTCCTGCATGGCTGATTGCTCCGGCTCTTCTCAGCTTTCTTATCAGTTCCTGCAGGGTTTCAATGTCCTCGTATTTAAGGATTGGTGTAACCAGTTCGCATTTTTCTGCATCGCATCCTGCAATGCTTACGTCTTTCTGGAATTTCCATTCTCTGCCCTGTGAATCCCATGCTGACCAGGTGCAGTATCCGTTTCTGCCTGCTGTGTTTTCGTATCTGTTTGTTCCGAAGAAGTCTGCCGCAATTCTCGCAGCCTTTTCTCTTGTGATGTGGTTCATTTCAACCTCAACCCCGATTGTCTGCTCTTTCATTCTTGCAATCTGCTGTGCTGTTTTTTCGTTCATTTTGGTTTCCTCCGCAAAGTGTTTTTTGTCTTGCCGTTGGGGGTTTTCCCTTTCGGTAGTACACATATTACCGCATTACGGAGCACATAGCAACCCACTAAATGTACAGAATATAAGGCTGTATATTTGTCGGATATCTGGTGTATATTACACTTGATATACTTGCTTTTTTATGGTAATATACAGTACAATGAAAGAGCGGTCTCTTTTACGAAACCGCTCCAGGGTCAGTCAGAATCATCGCAGATTTTTGAACCCATAATCAACTTTAAATACACGTTGGAGTAACGCTGTTTTTCTGAGCCGTCAGATGCGTTCATGCCTTCCAGAAAAAAAGCAACGGCATCTTTTCTGGATTCCCACAGCTTTGATTCACCATAGCATATTGTTTTTACACCATCAACTATTGTAAAGCTGTCGACACCCTCAATCAGACCAAGAGAACTGCCTGTACTCCAGTTTGTGTGTATCGTACCCGCATCATCAACCATTGTAACTTCACCGAGAGTTCCTGGTGGAACAGGGTGATATGGGTCATTCATAATGATAAGCTTTATAATTGTGCCGACGGGGTACTTTTCTCTGAGCCTTGCAATTTCTTTTTCATTCGGAAACTTCATCTTCTTTTCCTGCCTTTCTGAAAGCTGAACTGCCGGAAAGATTTCTGAGCAGAACTTTTCTCACAGCCTTGTACTCTGATCCAATCATACCAAGGCGAAGAAGATAGCATCGCATTGTGTATTTCGGATTGTCTGTGGTTTCAGGCTTGTTATTGATACGGCTTTGATTCTTTGCAAATTCGCAGAGCATTGAAATGAATTTGCAGTAAGCGTTTGTATCGTCGTACTGCTCCACAGTAAACCAGGGGAAACATACTTTTTCCTCATCAACAATAATATCAAGGCTGTCGGTTTTGAATGCCGCCTTGAAAAGTTCACCCTTATTTTCTACAATTCTTCTCAGCCTTTCAAGCGTTGGTTTGTTAACCAGTTCAAGCGGCATCTCTACTGTCAGACTGTTTTCTTCATCAGTTTCTTCGACTTCCGGCACATTATAACCTCTGCTGACCAGTTCATCAATCAGATTTTCGACTTCCTTGCTGTCAGCGGAATCGCTGATTTCAAGATTGCCTTCCTTGGTGACCGTGTAGTCGTTGCTGATTATGTATGCACAGGTTGGCATGTACTGGTACACAGCCGGTGCTCCGATAATCTCACTGACTGCTTTGACCAGTTCCTTTCGGACATTGCCCGTAAGTCCTAATTCAATAATCATGAGTAAACCTCCATTTCGTTTTGGTAGTACACATGATAACTCTGAAAGCCACATATATCAAGTGTGAGATATGTAGAATTATTCTTCTGTTTTCTGTGCATAACAGGCTATTCCGGCAAGGACAAACCATGCGTTACAGGCTGCTATGCCGTTGCCCCACATTTTGTAGGCAGCACTATCCGAGTACGGATTTTTTAGCCATTTTTCAATTTGCTTTCGTGATTTGGGTTTGCACTCTTTTCCGATAGCATTGTTGTAGTTTTCAAAAACATTCTGCCACCAGTCAATCTGCGTATCGGTCGGATTTTCCGTTCCTAGGTCATCACACCACCATGTCGGCATACCCTGGAGCAATGCACATTCCTGTGGTGTCAGTCTTCTTACGATATACTCGATTTCAGAAGTACTGTCATTTACAAGCGGCGGGTCTTTGTAATCCGATGCCACTAAGGTATTTGCTTTTTCTTCTTCAGCGGAGGTAAAAAATGATGCTTTTGAGGAACTGTATACAGGGTGAGCAATTCCGCCTGCACCCGATGCAACAAGTGTAGGTGAAGTTTCTTCCTCAATCTGAAAACTGAATCGTGCGTTGTAACCCTGATTCATGGCAGGTCTGCCAATGCCGTAGGAAACTGCATGGTTTTCAGTGCAATTGAGAGTGTACATTGTTTGGGATTCCTTATATCCATCACCATGATGTGATGGTCGTGAGCCGTTGCCCTCAATTACAACCATACCGCCTTGATTCTTACAGGGGGACTGGTTGCTGGTGTCAATGGTTCTTGCTGTATCTGCTTCATAAAATCCGCTGTTAGGATTATCCGACATCATGGAATTGCTGTATTTTCCGCAAATACCATAAGCCTTGGGAACGAAAAGCGTCTGGTCGTTATTGCAGGAGAGCGTTGCAGATTTATCCTCTTGTATTAACGCTCCTTTACCGCCATTTCCACCTCCGCACCTTATTTTCAGCGTTGCCGGAACAACACCTGCCCGAAGCGTAGGTGATTTTTCATTTTCGTATCCGATACCACGAGCCTTTGCCGAATGCTCTGTGCAGAATCCTGCAGACTCCACCACGAAAGGCTGATTGTTTCCGCCTGTGCCATAGGTAGCAGAAACTGTTTGTGCAACACCAAGGGGACCTGTATATCTGGTGTCCTGCGAATGATTTTCAAACATTAACCCTGTGCCTGTTTCCTCAAAGCAATCTCCAAAACTTCTGGCAGCCTCTTGCCACGCTCGGAAGCTCTCCGCAGAATACCCAGACACGCCTTCTGACTCAAATAATATTTTTGAGGCACTTGCGCCTGTAAAATCTGCGACAAGGTAGATACGCATTCTTCTCTGGGGTACACCCCAGTATTGAGCATCGACTGTCCTATATGCGAGAGAGAAATTTTCTGCCACGATTTCTCCGGTTTTTTCCCACTTTGCAGGTTTAGGGACAGAAATGTCTGGGTCTTTGACTTTGCAGAGTTCTTCGAGGACACATCGGAAGTCTTCTCC